CTGTTGTTGTTGCTCATCGGGCGTAACCATAACCATCGACTCGGAAAGATTCGGTTCATCAGCAGCAGCAGCAGCAGCAGCGTTTACACCAATGTCAACAGCAGGAGCAGCAGCAGCAGCAGGAAGAAGTTCAACGTTTTCAACGTTTACACCAACGTCAACAGGGTCGGCATCCACCGGTGACGGAATCCCCAATGCTCGTCGTTCTCTTCGTCCAATAGCATTTTTTCGTTTTGTTTTTGGTGGCATTTTATTTTAAATATATAATAACATAATATTTTATATTTAAAAAAATCTGTTTTACGAAGAACGCGGGTTTATACTAAAGTTTGTCGTACTGATTTACATCTTTTGTTATTTCACCTAATGTTTGTAAAATTTGTTCCTGTTCCCTCTTGATTTTGAATAAATTACTATCCGTTTTATTCGTTTCACCGTCAATTTTATCAATATATTTTGAAAGCTCCTTGTATTTTGCTTCCCGATTACTTCCTTTCATTTGCAACATATTCTTCAATTTTCGTATTTCTTTGAAGATTAATTTTTGGTCCCTTTTTATTCCAGCAACTATTGCGCTAGGCACTTTCTTTTTACCCGAAGCTTTTACATTTTCACCTTGATATTCTTGCTCATCTTTAACTTCTTCGTCTTCTTCTTCGTCTTCGTCCCGCTCAACATTATGGTGGTGGTGGTGGTGGTGGTGATGATAATGGGTTTTATGCTTGGATGATTCTAAATTCTTCAAATATTTCAACAGTCTCTCTAAAGCCCCAATCTGCATTATTATTTTAGTTTTAAACTCTTCATAATAATCGTCATACATTCTTACAATGTCTGCTAAATGCGGATTTGATTGTAACTGTTTTCTGATAATTAACCTCCTTCTTAAAATCTTATTTTGATTCTCTTCATGTTTACATTTACAAATGTGCATGCGCGCATCTCTCCTGAACAATTCAATTGAATCATGTTCATTTGTATTCGCATTCACATTTGATTCAATCCCCGGTTTTAGAATTAAAATACTCTTTTGAAAATTCATAATATATATAATCAATCAATATAAATTAACAAGTAATAAATTATTTATTTTTATATTTATTTGTTCTGCATTTATGTAAAAATTCATAATCTTCATATTCAGAAGGTTCAAATATGATGCCATTGTCAAATATTTTTTTCTTAACAGCAAAAGATATACCAACTTCGCTTTTATAAAAATTATTAGTATTTATTTTTGGTAAAAGAATATTATTAAGATTCATTCTAAAAATTATAATATCACTATTATAATTTATTTCTTGGTAAAATATGTTTACATATGTATTTTTTATTTCATCGTCATCATCTACAAATGCAATCCATTCAGTAGTTGCATGCGATATTCCATAATTTCTAACAGCACCAGCATAATTTAAATGTCCTAATTTTTTATGTGTAAGAATTGTAAATCTATTATCTAAATTATGAATCGTAGGTTGAATACCATCAAAAATAATAATTGCTTTCCAATGTACATTTGTTTGGTTTAGTAAAGAATTTATGGTTAATTGTAATGTTGGTCTTCCTATAGTAGGAATAATAAAAGTAATTTTTTCCATAAATTATATTTTATTTAAATTATCGAGCATTCATCATTCCAGCATTACCACCTAAAAATGTAAGTACGTTATATCGTTCTTCTAATACATATAAATTAAATCCATACTGATATATACTATTGGTTGATTTATTTACACCAATTTGTGCATTTAAATCAGGGTCACAAATAATTAAAAATGTAGAATTGGGGTCAAGCGGTGGTGTAATAGTTGTAAATTCCAATTCTATTTTTGAAAATTTACTTAAATTAATAGCACCTGAAGGTTGTAAATTAAAGGGAGATGTATCCAAACAAAAATTATACTGATATAATCCATTCAAAGACGTATACCCATATCCTTCACTAGTCAAATACTGTTGCTCTTGTAAATAAATATTTGCTGTTCGCAATTCTTCGCGTACAGTACCATCCAATGTAATGCCAAATTGAACTAAAATATTTTTTTGATTTTCAGGATGAAAATTACCTGTACCATAATAATTGGTAGTATTTCCTGTTGCAGGATTTATACCATATCCTATCGTACCAAAAGGGCCTTCTTCTATTGTAGTTGGCAATGGTTCAATGGGTGACGGAAGATAATCATAGGCCCAATTTGTAAAATTACTCCATTCGTTACGTAAAGCTGCATCTGTTCTTTGAAACAAAAACATCCAATTCATAACAAGAGCGGTTGAATTTTGCAACCAAACTTTATCTGTGATTCCAACAGATGTAAAATTAGTTTGGTGATATTCTTTGATTAAATATTTTTGAGGTTGTAATGCAAACATTTTAGATTCTTCTTCCGATAAAAAACAATATTGACATGATAAATGTGTGTTTTCATTCCAGTTAGTATTGCTAGTTGTATAAATTAAATCTACATTAGGAGGAGGTTGCAAAAATCGATAAAATTGGTGTTCTGGTATAGTCATATTGGGTGCAATCACGGGATAGGGTGCAGTTAATATATTATTAATTTGAAATAATTCACGTAAAGGACGAACAGTAATTTCGATTTGTAGAATATTATATTGCAAAGCTACTAAAGGAAATGCTTGTTGTGCCGTAAACCCCCACCAAATAGGCAATGGAATTCGTAATTGTTTACCACGTATAGAAGGTTCTGGAACTATACCATTGTTATAAACTGCATTTGGATAATTGTTACGTCCTAGTGCATTTGCAGGGTCATACATATCTGGTGTATTTCCAATCATTTCATCCCATTTTTTTTTGTATGTAGCATTTAAATCGCGATTTGCTAAAATAATCATATCTGTACCTGTCATTTGCTGAATTAAACTACCTCCAACTGTAAATTTAATGTTTTTAATCATCATAGCTCCTAGATTTTTAATCCATTTGAATTCATACGGTACCCATTCATCCGTAGTCAAATTGGGATAAATTGGACTATAAATATCAGGCATTTGTATAACAAAATAAGTATCCATTAATAATTCTGCATATCGTTTTACTTTGAACGTATAAGTAGTTTCATTTGAAACGGATAATTGACGTAGACCTTCATAATCTAACCGAAAATTTTGCATTCCAAAATTGGTAATTCGTTTATATGTACTTGACCAAAATGTTTTTTGTGGATTTCCATTTAAAATAATGTTTTGATTTCCTACTGCAACTAAATTTAATAATCCACCTGCCATAATTAATACGTAATATAATTTGTATTTAATATATTGTTAGGTTTGAATTTTAAAATATCTAATGTTTTATTTGTTGTTTTGAATAATTCAGGACCATAAATATCTTGTAATAGCAACCATTCAAATAGTCCTCCAACATAAATATATGCTAATCCTCCTAATTTACTAATTTGATTGTATTTAACATAAATGGTTTCATCATTACTATTTTTACCATAAATAATAATATTGTTTTTTAACTTTATTGCATTTTCAACTTGACTTATTTCAGATGTAATAGGTGTTGTTTTATAAATTAGTATGGATTGTTCTTGTTCAGGTAACGTATTAATGATAATGGTACGTTCGTTTGTTTGTGCATATTGTATATCTTGGAAACTTACTTTTTTAGTGAGTTGATTACCCATAGTTAAACATACCACATACTATTTAATTAAAATTGAAACAAAATAAAATATGTATACTATATAAAATGGCGTTGGTTCAACTTCCTCCAATTATTGTGCGTTCTCCTCAAATTCAGCATGTTAAAGATGCATTGAAAGATTTGTTTGGCGTTGAATGTGTAAAAGAATGCAGTTTTGAAGAACAAAACATTGCCTATATCAAATTCTTACCTATGCAATCGAATATTTGTTTGGATTTCTTCAATAAGTTGACTGGACCATTTTCAATTAACTATAACGGGTCAAAGTACATTATAGATTCACAATACATTAATATTTAATTTCATTGGATATTTCATTTAACAAAATAATGGTTTGTAACACTGCACTTATTTTATCTTCGGATAATTCCATGACATCTCCAAATGATATTTTTTTATAATTATAGGATGTATCAAAAATATCATGTTTATCTTTGTCTACATATTGAATGTAATATTCTTGATTAGGTACTTTAATACCCAATTCAAATATAGGTAAATGTCTGTATGCAATGGTATACATAATATTGTTTTTTTCACGGGTAAGAATTGTAAAATCCATTATAGATTACAAATGTTTATTATTTTTTATCAATTTTAAAAAAAACTTAATTTTTAAGAAATATATTCTTCATTCATTCGATATGTAATATTTTTGGCATAATCATATACATTTGATAAAATTATTTTGAATCGTTCCGTTTCTTCAGAAGTTTCCGCTGTGTACGTATTCCATTGATTAAGTACACGAGGGATAGTAGAATTACTTGCAACGGAATTAGAATTAAAATATATCCAGTCACCATGTCCAAGAATGTGAAAAATTACACCAACAGGAAAGTCATCATACATAGAGATAATACAACGAACAGGTATACCATCTAATTTACAAAAAGATATATGGTAAATATCTTCAGTGTCAAAAATAAGCTCGCTATTTTTCCATGTAGACATTGTGAATGTTTTAATGTATCTTTATAATAAACCTTTTTCAATTTTATTTAATATTAAAATTGAAAAAATTTAAATAGATAGAATCAATTACACTATGTACATTTTGGTAGAACGTAATGGAAATTTGAAAGAAATTGCAGATGTTGAAATCGAAGCGTATGGAAAGAAAAAATGTGTTTGGCGTTTAAATGGAAAAACTATTTATTTGTATGGTCGAACAAAGCAAAAAGAAACGTCCAAAATAGTTAAATACGATTTTCCACCACCTTTTGATACTAAAATATTTTACGGAAAATGTCTTTTGGTAAATCCAGATGGACCAGTTACTATTGCAGAATGGAAAAAAATGTATGAAGAATTAATGGGTGGATTTGATGATATTCATTCGGATTCAGAAGCATCTGCAGAAGAAAATACGTTGATGGCATTGACTAAAGACGGTTATGTAAAAGATGGATTTGTTGTAAGCGATGATGAAGTTTGAAGAAAATTGATTTAAAAATATTTTTTTTGAAGTAGGATAAACTATGCGTATTGTAGAAAATCCTACCCTATTCCGTGAAACAATTCGAACTACGTTAAATAGTAAATTGAATAATGAATCTACTGCATTAATTATTGAAAATGGTATTTATAATTATACAATTCAAGAATGTACAACTCGTAAAATTATAAAAAAATGGAATAATCCATTTTTCGTAGAACTCTATGTTTCTAAATTTAAAACATTGTTATTCAATATAGAAACAGACCATGTACAACAATTGATTCGTCAAGACCCATATAAAATAGCAAGCATGACTCATCAAGAAATGAATCCAACCATATGGAAACCATTTCTTGAAAAACAACAAAAAATAGCCGAATCTATGTTAAATAACAAATTAACAGCAAATACTACTTCATTCAAATGTTATCGATGTGATAGCAAAAATTGTTCTTATTATCAACTTCAAATTCGGTCAGCAGATGAACCAATGACATCGTTTGTTACATGCATAGATTGTGATAACCATTGGCGTGTTAATTAATAATTAATCCACGAAATGCTTTTACCATAGCAGCATCGCGTATCACAACACCTCCGCCTCCGCGTTTCATTTGTGATTCCATACGATTCAAATCACCAATCCATACATGTTGGTTTGATACGGCCCATTTTGAATGGTCTTGAGATTCTTTATAATTTATTGCAAACCATCCTAAATTTTTTACATCATGAAGATTAGGAATAATAGTGTTAATTGTTGAACCACGTCTCCAAGTTTCTACATACCATGTAGATTTATCTAGTTCACATAAATGTTCACCGTAAATATCCATAATGTAATGTGAGGGTTTAGAATGATGTGAAATAGTTGGTGAAATAACCATGGTTTTAATTCCTGTAACTGTAAAATAAAAGAGTGGCGTAATCATATTGTTAGATAAATAAATGTTGGCATCCATCCATTCAATTTGTTTCAATATGGACTCTAAACATTCTTTTGAGTATGGCATTTCTACATAGACAAAAGATTGACCATAAATAAGTTCGGATGGAAGAATGGGTGAAATAGAAGTATTTGTTATTTCGGTAGGAAAATTTGGAACGGAATGAATCAACCATCCTATTTTAGTTGCATTCCATGTAACAACACCTTTACAATGCCCTTTTGTTTTTTTATTCGTTATACACGTTTCATCATTATATGCAGCCCATCCGTCCCATCCAGATGAATATAAAGATTGTACCCAATCTTGTACTGATTCCATTGGATGAAATGCACCGTTATTATAGATGAGACCTTTTTGACCATGTGGTAATTTAAGAACTACATGGACAGATACAATTTTGCATGGAAAACAATAACAGTTTGAAAAACAAGACCCCATTTTATTTTAATAAAATTGTAATATAAAAAATCAATTTTTAAATCTTTATGTTATGCATATAACAAAGAATGTCTATTTATTTGATTATCATAAGATGGTTCTAGTCGAAGAGCATCTTCTATCATATCATATGTAATATTTGGTGAATATGTAGTTTGAAGAAATGTAGTTATTTGTACAATAGATAAGTTGGATATAGATGACCAATGTCTATCAATTAAACGACGAATATATTCAGTTGATAATATTTGACGGTCAGGACGTTTTGATTTTTCAAATATATTTCCCATTATAAATGAATAGTTTCTATTTTAAACTCGATTTTTTATTTAAATATTAATTTAGAACGTTAAAAGTTATTGATGAGTAATTCTAGCTAATTTATGTTTAACAAGACGTTTTTTGGGAATATGTTTAAGTTTAATACTGTTTTCAAATACATCTCGATTATTTATATCTAAATAAGACTCGGATAGAATACCATTTGCAACAATAGCACTGTGTTTTTCACATTCTATATGATAATATACTACTTCTTCGCACTCTTTATCTTGATATATAGTTGTTCCATTAATCATACGTTTAGCTTGAACCATTTTATTATTTATGAATAAACTATGATTTGGAGACACATACAAATCTTTAAATGGTTTATATTTACCCAATGCATTTTTTGTAATACATATAGGTCTTGATTCAGAATTTAAATGTGTTACTTTAAATTTACTTATCCATTGAAGATGTTCTACTTTTAATTCTTCATTTTTTATAAATTCATTATTGTGTATTTTACCTTTGGTTACAATAGTATCTCCTGCTTTCATAGTTTCAATAGGAACAAATCCGTTCTTTGTTAATATTACAGTTCCTTTTGCATAACAAATTACAGAGTTTGGTGACCATTGAGCATATCCATTTATACTAAAAGTTATTTTAAATGAATCTCCTGGTTGTAAAGTTATACCAGAACCATCCGGGCTTGAATTCCAACCTGCAAATTCATATCCAGTCTTTTCTAAATTACCAGGACCCAATACAGTTACATCACTATCATATACATAAGGAGAATTAGGGTCAATAGGTACTGTTCCACTTGTACTATCATCTGCATAATAGGTTACTGTTAACGGTTGTCTCCATGCAGCATATAATTGTGTATTTGTAGTAATAAGAAAGCTACTTCCTGGTGATATAATGTAAACAGATTCAGGTGAAAATTTCCAACCTGCAAATTCATATCCAGTCTTTTCTAAATTACCAGTGTTACCCAAAACAGTTACATCACTACTTTGTGCATAAGGGGAATTAGGGTCAATAGGTACTGTTCCACTTGTACTATCATCTGCATAATAGGTTACTGTTAACGGTTGTCTCCATGCAGCATATAATTGTGTATTTGTA